CGATGACCAACACACGCATCACGTTCACGTTCACGACACTCCATTAGAGGTTGGTAAGACCTACTTTTTTACACTTGAAAATGGTCATAACGAATGTTATACAGTAACAGAAGAAAAGCAATCTGAAGGTTTACATACAGAGAGCGTATCTGTTGCTTATGATAATTGTGCTGAATGTCAAGCAGCTAACCCATAGTGAAAATACAACAGAATAAGTAATCAATAGTTAACCTAATATAAATTAAGTATTTATGAAAGCAACTGAAATCGTGGACAAGTTAAAATCTGTCCTTCTTTCTGCTGAAGAGCCTAAAGTTGAGCCTGCTGTTGAAGAGCAAGTTGAACTTAACGCTGAAGAAGTAGAAGTAAATGAAGCAGTTGAGTTGAACGAGGGTGAAGAAGCACCTGTAGAAGAGGCTCCTGCTGAAGAGAAAGTTGACGAGTATGTAAGCAAGCAAGAATTTGAATCAGCTATCGCTGAAATGAAAGCTATGTATGCTGCTATCGTTGAAAAAATGAGTTCTGAAGAGGAACAAATGGAAGTTCCTGAAGAACTAGCTAAAGAAGAGCAAGTAGACCTTTCTGCTGATGAGCCTGCTGCCGAGCCAATCTCGCACACTCCTGAAGTAGAAGAATCTGCAAAGATGAACTTCTTTAAGCAAAGCAAACCACGCAATACAATGAGTGTTGTGTATGAAAAAATGTTTAACAAGTAAAATAATAAATAAAAATGGCTACTAGTATTACTACAACCTACGCAGGGGAATTTGCTGGACAGTATATTTCTGCTGCACTTCTTTCAGGTAAGACCCTGAACGAATCTGCGATTGGTATCAAACCAAACGTAAAGTACAAAGAAGTTATCAAGAAAGTTGATACTTCAGGATTAATCGGAAACGCAACTTGTGACTTCACAGATGCAGGAAGCATTACCTTAACAGAGCGTATTCTTCAACCAGAAGAGTTCCAAGTAAACATTGAACTTTGTAAAAAAGACTTCCGTTCTGATTGGGAGGCTATCCAAATGGGTGTTGGAGCATTTGACCAACTTCCTCCAAAATTCGCTGATTTCCTTATCGCTCACGTTGCAGGTAAAGTTGCAGAGAAAACAGAGCAAAACATTTGGGGTGGTGTAAACGCTACTGCTGGTGAGTTTGATGGATTCTCTGTTCTTATGGCTGCTGATGCAACTGTAAACGATGCTGCTAATGGTGCTGAAACTTCTTTCACCGCTTCTAACATCGTTTCTCTACTTGAGAACACTTTAGATGCAGTTCCTTCAACTGTTTATGGTCGTGAGGATTTAACTATCTACGCTCCAACTGTAGCTTACAAAGCATACATCCGTTCATTAGGTGGATTTGGTGCTTCAGGATTAGGTGCAGCAGGGGTTAACGCTCAAGGTTCACAATGGTACAGCAATGGAAACGCACTTTCTTTTGATGGTGTTAAAATCCAACACGCTCCAGGTATGCCTTCAGATCACATCATCGCTGGTGAGGCTTCTAACCTTTACTTCGGTACTGGTCTATTATCTGACCACAACGAGGTTAAAGTTATTGATATGGCTGACCTAGATGGTTCTCAAAACGTACGAGTAATTATGCGATTCACCGCAGGTGTTCAGTACGGAGTAGGTTCTGACCTTGTATTGCTAACTTTAGCATAATAAAATAATTGTATAACGAAAAGGGGTAGGTAAGCCACGAGCCTGCCTACCCTTTTTTAATAAATAAAACTAAACTATGAGTTGTGACATTTCAGCAGGAAGAACACTACCTTGCAAGGACTCTGTAGGAGGTCTAAAGAATGTTTACTTCGCAAACTATGGGGCTATCTCTGTTTCTGAATCAGCAGATGACTCTATTGCAGCTACGGAGTTTACAGGAGATGCTTTCTACAAGTATGAATTAAAAGGTACTTCTTCTTTAACACAGAATATCCAGTCTTCTCGTGAGAATGGAACTACTGCTTTTGAGCAGGTATTAGAACTTACCCTACCTAAATTAAGCGCAACCGACAACCAAGCAGTTAAGCTACTTGCTTTCGGAAGACCTCACATTGTGGTAGAGGACTACAACGGAAACTTCTTTTTAGTTGGTCAGGAACACGGAGCAGATGTAACAGGCGGTACTATCGTTACTGGCGCATCTATGGGTGACCTTTCAGGTTATACTCTTACATTCACAGCAATGGAGCGTAAGCCTGCTAACTCTATTGATGGTGACTTCTTATCTGAAGCTACTATCAGCTAGAACATAAAGTTTCTATAGGTAAAGAGAGAGGGCAATAGCCCTCTTTTTTTGTGCCTAATAAAAACAAAAACAGAGTCTTTCGGTTATCCTTTTGTGATACGATTAAGACCCATAGATACAGAGCAGACGTTTAGTATTATACCATCGTCTTTTGCTACTGCTGATTTAGATTTTGCTTCTCTAACTTTAACAGAGAATGGCACTAGCAAATCAGAAAGTAATGTTACGTTTACTTGGGCAGCTTCCTCTAATGGAAACTACATTGAGTTAAGCGTAACTCCAACCATAACTCTGAAAGAAGATCAGATATATACCATAGAACTTACAACTATTACAGATGTGTTGTATAGAGATTTAGTGTATATCACTAGTAAAACAAATAAAAAAGAAGTATTCGCATATCCAGAGCGTTACACAGAGCGTAATGATGGTGTAGACGAGTACATAGTATTATAGTATGAAGAATAGAGTTAAGTTAGTAAACGTAAACCAACAGCCCAAGAAGTATCAAGATAGCGTTAGGCTAGTAAACTTGAGTGGCTACCAAGCACCTGAAGTCATTGAGGATGACAGAAAAGATTGGGTATTATACACTAATGGTGCTGATGGTGAAGACTACTTTGAGTCTTTAATAGAGAAGTATTTAGGTAGTCCTACCAATGCGTGCTGTATCAATGGTATCACGGAGATGATATATGGTAGAGGTCTTGATGCTTTAGACAGCGCACAGAACCCTGAAATGTATGCAAGAATGAAGATGCTTCTAAAGCCTTCTTGTATGCGTAAGCTAGTTAATGACTATAAGTTGTTAGGTCAAGGTGCTGTACAGGTAATATATAACAAGACTAAAACAAAGATTGTACAGGTTAGTCATTTTCCTATGGAAACTCTGCGTGCAGAGAAAGCAAAGAAAGGCAAGTGTGAAGCGTATTACTATCATCCTAAATGGTCAGAACTAAAACCTAGTGACAAACCTAAACGCATTCCTACATTCGGTAACGGCACTAAAGGTGAGGCTGTTGAACTTTATGTATTCAAACCTTACAAATCTGGATTTTACTACTATGCTCCTGTGGATTATAATGGGTGTTTACAGTATGCTGAACTTGAAGAAGAAGTTGCAAACTATCACATCAATAATATTCAGAACGGTTTACAGCCTTCGTTACTCGTTAATTTTAACAATGGAATCCCTAATGAGGAAACTCAAGAGTTAATTGAAAGAAAGATATATGACAAGTTTAGTGGTAGTTCCAACGCAGGTAAATTTATACTTACCTTTAATGAGTCGCAAGAAGATCAGGCAACTATTGACCCAATACACCTTCCTGATGCCCACGCACAATACCAATTCCTAGCAGACGAATCAAGAGAAAAGATTATGCTAGGTCACCGCATTGTATCTCCTATCCTATTAGGTATTAAAGACAATACAGGGTTTGGTAACAATGCAGAAGAGTTGCGTACTGCTTCTATCATTATGGACAATATGGTTATCAGACCATTCCAACAGCAAATCATTGATGGACTAAATGAGATACTAGCATTCAATGGTATCTTCCTTAACCTATACTTTATCACTCTTCAACCGATTGAGTTTACAGAACTTGATAATATTGAAACTAAAATTAAGCGTGAAGAAGAAACAGGTGAGAAGTTATCTGCTCAAGAGCCAGAAGAAATTACTCACCTTGAGGATGAGGAAATGGCTGACTTATTTGAGCAATTAGAAGAGTTCGGTGAAGTTGTATCTGATGATTGGGAGTTAGTATCTACAGAGAGAGTAGACCTGGCTGATGCTAGTAAGCAAGACAATAAAGGATATAAAGTACGCTATGCATATATGCCTATGCGTAAATCTCCTAATAGCAGAAGTTTCTGTCAAAAGATGGAGGCTTTAACAGAGAAGGATATTGTCTACAGACTAGAGGACATCAATCAAATGTCTTTCAGAGGGGTAAACAAAGAACTAGGACATCAAGGTAGAAACTACAGCCTGTTCAAGTTCAAGGGCGGTAAGAACTGTCACCACTACTGGGAGAAAAGAGTAT